AGGTTTAACTACTATGCAGGCTGACCCTGGCACGGCGCGTACCTCACTAGCTGCTATGCAAACAGTAGAAACCAGCGAGTACGGCGCTCTCTATGTAGATGCCTCGGGTAGTTTCGTCTTTCAAGATCGCACGGTAACGGCTACCTCGGTAGCAGGTACGCCCGTAGTATTTAACGATAACGGTACTAATATCGCTTACTCTAATGCGGTTTGGGTGCTAAATGATGTACTGGTCTATAACGAGGCAAACGTAACCCGCGCAGGTGGCACGGTGCAAACTGCTACAGATACCGCCAGCGTTGATAAATACTTTTTACATAGCTATAACCAGCAAAATCTTTTAATGGAAACCGACGCCGCTGCCCTTGACTACGCCCAGGCTTACGTAGCCTCGAGGGCCGAAACCTCGGTGCGCTGCGATGCTATTAGCCTAGATTTATACACGTTTAATTATAATACGGGCATTATTGCTGCCTTAAGTTTAGATTATTTTGACCCTGTAACTATTACTACTACCCAGCCTGGCAGCTCTACTTTGACTAAAACCCTGCAGGTGTTTGGGGTAGGCATGAATATAACGCCTAACTCATGGCGCGTTACTTTTACTACCTTAGAGCCGATAATAGATTCTTTCATCCTTGATAGCGCGCTTTACGGAATTTTAGATACCAATGTACTATCCTACTAACTATGAACAGGCGGGGCGATAATGGCTAAACAGACCTTTACAACGGGGCAAGTATTAACGGCTGCACAAATGACCAGCCTACAGCAAACCGCTATGGGCGGGGGATCGGCTACGGCTAAAACTGTAAGCTATGTTTTAGTAGCTGCCGATGCAGGCACCGTAGTACAAATGAGCGCGGCAGGTGCTACGACAATAACCGTAAATACGGCGCTTTTTGCAGCGGGCGATAGCGTACAGATTATGAATATAGGCGCGGGTGTCTGCACGGTAACGGCAGGTACAGCTACAGTTAATACAAGTAGCACACTAGCCCTAGCCCAGTACGACAGCGGTACACTTTACTTTAACTCTACAAGCGCGGCGCTATTCTTTAATACCGATGCTGCAGATGCAGCGGCGGCAGGTACTTTAACTGGGGCTACTTTAGCCTCAAACGTATTAGCCTCATCTTTAACCTCTTTTGGCACTACGCCAGTAATTGCTAGCCCTAAAATATCCTCGACATACACCGCTAAAACTGCAGCTTATACTTTTGCCTCAGGCGATGAGGGCAATTTATTTAGCATGAATAACGCAGCTACACAGCAATTTAATATACCTGTAGATGCTACGTTTAACTTTGCAATCGGTACCGAGATTAACGTTTTTTGGATCACGGGCGCAGGTCAGCCTACGATAGGCGCGGTAACGCCAGGTACTACTACCGTAATCTCGACAGGTGCCACAAGTGCAACGCCTAAATTACGTGCTGCTAACTCAGGCGCAACGTGTAAAAAACTAGCTGCTAACTCATGGATAGTTTTTGGAGATCTAGCGTAATGACTCCAATGCTGGGTATTATGGCAAGCGGTATAAGTGGCAGTAAAAAAGCAAACTATATCGCTGTAGCCGATGCCTTAAGTCCTTACGTAGATGTTTACCCCTGGACGCCAGGGTTTGGTACAAAGTACGCTAACCCTGCAACGTTGCCTACAGGTACAGGGCAAGGCGTAGCGTTTAACCCTACAGGTACAGCTATAGCAGTAGCACACGACACAAGCCCCTACGTATCGGCTTACCCCTGGTCTGCAGGGTTTGGTACAAAGTACGCTAACCCTGCAACTCTACCTACAGGTACGGGGCGCTCTGTAGCTTTTAACCCTGCAGGTACCGATATAGCTATAGGACATTCAACTACGCCTTTTGTATCGGCTTACCCCTGGTCTGCAGGGTTTGGTACTAAGTACGCTAACCCTGCTACGGTGCCTGGCGGCGATGGTTTTGGCGTAGCCTTTAACCCTGCAGGTACAGCCATAGCAGTAGCAGCTAATGGCGCGCCTTATATTGCTACCTACCCCTGGTCTGCAGGGTTCGGCACAAAGTACACCGATCCTGTTACAACCCCTACAGGTGTGGGCTATTCTGTAGTGTTTAACCCCGCAGGTACAGTAATCGCCATAGCTCACGCTACAAGCCCTTACGTAAGTGCTTACCCCTGGTCTGCAGGGTTTGGTACAAAGTACGCTAACCCTGCTACGTTAGCAACTAATACGGGGAGTGGGGTAGCTTTTAACCCTGCGGGCGATGTTTTAGCCATTGCCAGTTTTGCTACGCCTTTCGTATTAGCTTACGCTTTTAGCGGTGGTTTTGGTACAAAGTATGCAGACCCCGCTACCTTGCCTGCTGGTATTGGCAGATCGGTAGATTTTAGCGTAGCTGGTACCTCTATTGCCGTAGGTCATACAACTAGTCCTAACGTAAGTGCCTACCCCTGGTCTGCAGGGTTTGGTACAAAGTATGCAGACCCCGCTACCTTGCCTGCCTTTACTGGTAACGGCGTAACTTTCATATAACTACTAACAAAGGATAAAACAATGAGCGAGCAAGATTTAACAGCGGTAGAGCTGCGAGCTTTAGAGGTAGATACCTACAAAGCTAATATAAATAATTACAATAAGTTACTCGCTATCCTTGACGGTAATTGGGATGCAGATTTAATACACTTAAAAGAGATTGAGTCACAAGAGGCAGCGCGCCAATGCCCTATGGATAGATTAGAGCGCTTAGCAGTTTTGCAGCAATACGATCAGGTAACTAACTTACTTAAAACCGAGATAGTAGAGTGCGCTAAAGCTGCGGCTATTTTGGCAGTATTAAAAGGCTAATGAACTCTTACAATGGCTGGCCCGCTAGTAAGGATCAGGCCGAGATAGGAGTTAAAGCCTATTTAATACCTGGCACTTTAATTAAATTAAGATGCGCTAGTGCAGTAGCACCCCTGTTAATAGGTTTTGCCGCTGAGTATCACAAGTTAATAGAGCCGTTAGATGTAGGGGGCCTCGATGAGTGGGGCTACTGTTACAGGATGGTACGGGGTACTACCGACAAAATTAGTAACCATAGCAGCGGTACAGCTATAGACCTTAACGCCTCTAAACACCCGTTAGGCCAGGTAGGTACCTTTGAGTTAAGCAAAGTGCCAATGCTACGGGCGTTAGCCCATAAGTACGGCCTAACCTGGGGCGGGGATTACAAGGGCCGTAAAGATGAGATGCACTATGAGATAAGCATTAACGCGGCTAAAGTGGCAGCGCTAATAACTAAACTAGGGCTAGAAAAGAGCGAGTAAATGACCGAGCAAATAAAGGCCGCTGGCCTATCTTACTTACGCGCAGCTCTATCGTGCGTAGCTGCGCTATATCTTTCAGGGATAAGCGATCCTAAAACACTAGCTAACGCTTTTATTGGTGGGCTACTAGGGCCATTACTTAAAGCCCTGGCACCCAACGAAACTCAATACGGCGTAGGCTCTAAGTAAATGGGGGCGCAGGCATGGGTAGCTTTAATCTTGGGGGTTTTAGCTATCCTGTCTGCCCTTTACAGCGCCGTTAGATTTATAGTTAAAGCGCTACTAGCTGAGTTAATACCTGACGGCAACGGGGGCCATAATCTAAGGGGCCGCGTGGATCGTATCGAGGCCCAGGTAGATAAGATTTATGAGCTGTTACTCGAGGCAAAATTAAACCGCTAGCGTGTCGTATTGCAAAATGTCAGCGGTAGGGTTCATACTATTACTACAACGCTGAGGGGCTAACTCAGAGTAGGTAGCCTTATCGGCCCAAACAAAGGGCTAATTATGATAGATGTATGGACAACGGTTTTAATAGTAGGTGTTACGTTTTTATGGGCGGTAGTTTGCTGGTCTATAGGCTTTAAGGCAGGACGGCAAGAAGGCTACACCGCTGGTTATATGAAAGGCCGCAAATTGGCCCGTAACGAGGTGATCGCATAATGGCTGCCTTTTTAGATAACTACGAGCTAGCTAATGACACGATTAAACGCTTTTGGGTCGAGCACCCTACGGGCAAGATTTTGCCTATTATTGTAGATATTGACCTTGAAAAAGGCTGGGTATTATTTAAGGTTGAGGTTTATCGAGAGTTTGAGGATCACACACCCAGCGCCATAGGCCACGCATACGGCAACGTTAATTACTATCCTGCCAATATGCGCCGCTGGTTTATCGAGGACTCGGAAACGAGCGCAATAGCTAGAGCAATTAAACTATTAACTCCTAGCACCGAGCGCCCTAGCCGTGAGGATATGGAAAAGGTAGAGGCTCTAAAACCGATGCCCGATAATCAAGATTTTTGGGCTACTAACCCTGCAGCTAGCGCGATACCTACACTAGCTGAGGCAGTTAGCACCCTTGCTACTTCAATGGGGGCCGTTAATGCGCCTAGTGTTTTGCAATCAACTACAGGTCTAGGCGTACCAAACTGTAATCATGGCCCGCGAGTATGGCGCACGGGTGATAAAAACGGTAAGGCCTGGGCTAACTATGGCTGCACCGAAAAGAATAGGGCCAGCCAATGCCCGCCTCATTGGTACGTAATGGCTGCCGATGGATCATGGAAGCCGCAGCTATGACATACGATGAATTGCTGGCTTACATAAATAAAGAGATAGACCAAGCCGCTTGGACGAAAGAGTATTACCCATTTAAATCCTTACAAGCCCTACGCGCAGTAGTGGAATTGCATAAGCCACAGGAGATAACTTTGCCTGACGGATCCTGGGGGCAAAATTGTAAAGAGTGCGACAATAACTGGGGCTTATGCTCGACAATTCAAGCGATTGAAAAGGAATTATAATATGAGATACACCGAGATAATCAATATAGGTACTATGACGGGCAAGCTGCTAGATGAGGGTGAGCTAGTCGAGGTCTATAAGGTAGAAAATTGCGACAGATGCGGCAATATCACTAAATTAGATGAGGCTGGGTATCAAAAAAGCACCCCTGCAGAAAATCTTATTTGGTTTTGCGTGAGGTGCAGGTATGAAAATAATCCTCGATGAGCTAATGGTTACTCGCTCTATCGAGTGCGGCATTAAGCGCGCTAATAGGTATAGACCGCAGTTTGAGGGCGTGACAACTAAAAAAAACTACGATCAAGATTTACACGGTGGCAGTTTTAGCGAGTTTGCAGAAAAGCAAATAGATGCCGTAGGTGCTGAGTGCGTTGTAGCTGAGTATCTAGGTTTTGAGGATTATCAACCCTTAAATGAAACCTACAAAGATAAGGCCGATGTAGGACAAAATATAGAGGTAAAGCACACGTATTTAGAGCAAGGTAATTTAATCATCACTGGCATAGATCGAGATGCTGATATAGCCGTGCTAGTTACGGGCCGTTGCCCTACTTATTACCTGGCAGGTTGGTTTTGGGTTAAAGAGGCTAAAGATGAAAAGTATCGCTCAGAGCTGCTAGTCGGTGATAGTTACTTGATACCTCGCAAAGATTTACTACCTGTAGAGTTTATCGAGATGGATAGGGATATAGCCTATGAGCGCGCCTATCCGCTTTGAGTGCAGGCTATGTAAAAAAGTAACTAACCAGGTAGAGCGCATAGTTACCGATAACCTGCCGCCTAACGTAAAGGTGCTCGAGTGTACGGTTTGCGGGGTTATGGGTGTATGCCTGTTAGAGGGTACCGATGTGCCTCTATGAGTGTATAGCCTGCAATATTAGCTATAGGGCTGAGGCTAGGCCTGTGGCGCCTCGCTGCTGCGGGTATGAGATGAGGGTAGTTTATGGCCAATAGTTATCCACAGCCTTATCCACAGCCCCCTGTGGACAAACCAACACACCGCGCCCAATGCTTGACAATAAGAGCTATATCGCCGTTATACTTGAAACAGTATTTACTGTTCTTAAAAGCTAAAAAAGATAAAAAAAACTTAAGTACTAAAACTGCAGTTAAAAACGGGATAGCTCTGTTAATAGTGATTTTAACCGTTAATCTGCCAATAAGTGCTACTGCATATAACCCATCTATAGAGGCTTATAAGTTATATGCTCACATGATGGTAGGTAGCGATAAGGCGTATAGGTGCCTGGTAGAGCTATGGGATCGCGAATCGCATTGGAATCCTAAAGCTAATAACTCTAAGAGCAGCGCGTACGGAATACCTCAGCTACTCAATATGAAAAGCACTAACCCATATAGGCAGATAGAGTTAGGGTTAGAATATATTACAAAGCGTTACGGTGATAGCTGCAAAGCATTAACGTTTCATAAGCGTAAGGGGTATTACTAATGGCTGCAGTTAAAGGCGATCCACGTAACCTCAGGGCTTATCGTAAGCGCAGGTTACAAGTCCTTAACCGTGATAATTGGGTCTGTTATTACTGCGGTGGGGATGCTACCCAGGCAGATCACGTTATCCCGATTAGTAAGGGCGGTGATCCTATGGATTTAGATGGCATGGTTGCTAGCTGTAAGCGCTGTAACGTAAGTAAGGGTAATAAGTCACAGGGGGCTTTTTTAGCCACACGCGACACCCCCCCTGTCTTTTTATCCTGTTTATCCCCGAGGACAGCCGTAACGGCCCTGCAAGGCCCGTGCATGGGGCAAGAGAGCCAAAATAAAAACTAATGGCTAGCAAACCTAAACAGCCGCGTACTGGGGCTGTGCGCCCACGCCTTGAAAACACGCCATTAAAAGGCGTAAGTCGAGGCCCTGAGATCGCGCGCCTTGCTGAGGATATTGCCTTGCCGTTATTACCCTGGCAAAATTACGTACTTAACGATCTACTTACAATAGATAAAAATAAACAATTTATACGCAAAACTGGGCTAGTTTTATGCGCTCGCCAAAATGGTAAAAGTCACCTGGCGCGCATGAGGATATTAGGCGGCCTATTCTTATTTAATGAGCGTAACCACGTAATTATATCGAGTGCTAGAGCTATGGCTTTAACTACTTTTAGAGAGGTAGTAGATGCAATAGAGGCGGCCCCGCAGTTAAAGGCTCAGCTAAAACAAGTAAAATATACTAACGGCTCAGAGGCAATTATATTAAAAAACGGTGCCAGGCTTGACGTTAAGGCCTCGAATAGAGGCAGCGCGCGAGGCGCTACGGCAGACTTTTTATTTATTGATGAGCTGCGAGAGGTTGACGAGCTGGCCTATTCTGCAGCTTTGCCAGTTACCAGGGCCAGGCCTAACGCGCAAACACTTTTAGCTAGTAACAGCGGTGATGCTTTTAGCACAACTCTTAACGATCTACGCGAGCGCTGTTTAAGTCACCCGCCGCCCTCGATGGGCTATTACGAGTACAGCGCCCCGCAGTTTGCAGCTCTTACAGATCGCAAAGCCTGGGCTATGGCTAACCCTGCCCTGGGTATTTTAATAACCGAGGCCTCAATAGCTGAAGCTTTGACTACGCAAAGTGTTGAGCAATTTAGGACCGAAACCCTATGCCAATGGATAGATAGCTTGCAAAGCCCCTGGCCTCATGGATCGGTTGAGGATGCAAGCGATATTACTCTTACTATGTCACCTGGGCCGCTTACAGTTTTTGCCTTTGACGTTAGCCCGAGCAGGCGCGATGCAAGCCTGGTTATGGGCCAGATTTTGCCTAACGGCAAGATAGGCGTAGCTGTACTTGAAACTTACAGCTCACAAGTTGCAGTAGATGAGTTAGTCATAGCTGCAAGTGTTAAAAAATGGTGCGATATGTATTACCCGCGTGTAGTTTGCTATGACAAATACACAACGGCCTCAATAGCCCAGCGTTTGCAGATGTCAGGGGTGCAAACCCGCGATGTATCGGGCCAGGCGTTTTATCAGGCATGCGGTGATTTTCATGATGCGCTAGTTAATAACCGATTACGCCATAGTGGGCAGGATCAACTCGTGCAACAGATGAGCAACTGCGCGGCAAAAATAGCACCAGATAATTGGCGTATAGTCAGGCGTAAATCCGCAGGGGCCGTAGATATACCTATAGGCCTAGCTATGGTTATACACGTATTAGCTCAACCTGTATCTGAGGCTAAGGTTTATAGTTAGACACGCCGAGGTTGTGGATAAGGTTTTATCTGTGGATAACCTATAATGCGCCCTATGGGTCTATTACAAACTTTAGGCATAACTAAAAAAGATGTAACCGCCCAGCTAGCCCCTGCCGTAATGAACCAGGGCTACGGCGCAGGCGTTTATAGTTTTGGCGGCCTGTATGGCTCGGGTAATGGTGCGCCTTTTATGGATCGCTATTTAGCTTTGCAAGTACCTAGCGTTGTCAGATGCCGTAACCTTTTAACGGGAATTATCGCCTCGATCGATTTAGAGTTATACAATAAAAAAACAGGGGCAGAATTAGAAAGCCCGTTATGGTTAGAGCAACCCGATTTACGTCAGCCGCGTAGTGTCACTATTGCATACACAGTAGATAGCCTTTTATTTTACGGTGTTGCTTACTGGCGTGTTACTAGCTTGTATGCGGATGATGGGCGGCCCTCGGGTTTTGAGTGGATAGCTAACTCTCGCGTTACAGTTACTACTAACAAAGATGGAACCTCTATCGAAAGTTACGCAGTTAATGGCGTAGTAACTCCTATGAACGGCATAGGCAGCCTAGTAACTTTCCAGAGTTTACTACCTGGGGTACTCGAAACTGGCGCGCGAACAATACAGAGCGCAATAGATGTACAAAAAGCGGCTAGCGTTGCTGCAGCTACTCCTATGGCTACAGGATTTATTAAAAACAGCGGCGCTGATTTACCCGAGGCTCAAGTAAGCGGCATATTAGCTGCGTGGAAAGCTGCGCGCGCAACTCGATCTACTGCATATTTAACTAGCACTTTAGATTATCAAACCGTAGGTTTTAGCCCTAAAGATATGCTTTACACCGAGGCCAGCCAATACTTAGCTACAGAGATAGCGCGTTTAATGAACGTACCCGCATATTACATAAGCGCCGATATGAATAACTCGATGACATATCAAAATATATTAGATGGCCGTAAAGAGTTCGTAGCATATTCTTTGCAGCCGTTTATTAGCGCAATAGAAAACCGTTTAAGCATGGACGATATAACACGGCACGGCAATATAGTGCGCTTTGCTATTGATGAAACTTTTTTACGTGCCGATACTGCAGCGCGTTTAGATGCTATAGAAAAAATGCTTAATTTAGGTTTAATAGATTTAGAGCAAGCGCAAAGTATGGAGCAACTAAGCCCTATGGGCCTTAACGAGGGGGCAAGTAATGATCTTAACGTTTAGCGGAGTAGTACAAGCTGTAGATAGTGGCGAGCGCCGCGTTATCGCTGGCAAGATAGCGCCCTACGATGGCGAGATAGGATCAACTAGCGCAGGTAAAGTAATGTTTAGTAAAGGCTCTATTACTGCAGCTAACCCCGATAAAATTAAGCTTTTAATGTCACACGATAGCGGCCAGCCTGTAGGGCGCATGATCTCTATTCAATCAGCTGAGGACGGCCTATATGCCAGCTTTAAGATAAGTGCAAGCACACGAGGTAATGACGCGATTTTGCTAGCCCAGGAGCAGCTAATGGATGGCCTATCCGTTGGGGTTGAAGTGACAGCCTCAGAGCCAAAAAAAGGTTATCTCCTGGTGACGGCGGCTACTTTACGCGAGGTATCTTTAGTTGAGGCCGCCGCGTTTCCAAGTGCCGCCGTGCAAAGTATTGCTGCTAACGAAAACTTAGCAGTAGATGAAACCCAACCAACCCAAACCGAAAGTGAGGCCGCTGTGACTACAGCCCCCGAAACTCCAACCGAGGATAGCACCGAGGCTGCACCTGTAGTAGAGGCAGCGCGAACAATTATCCGATCTAACCCGCTAGATAGTCAGCGAGTACGTACGCCTATTACGTCTATGGGCGCATACACAGAGCACAAAATTAAGGCAGCGCTCGGTAACGAGGACTCTAAACTCTATGTAACTGCAGCCGATGACAGCTTTACAACTAACCCAGCTTTTAACCCAACACAGTATCTAGCTGAGTTTCCAACTAATACACGTTTTGGCACACCATCTATTGATGCTTGCTCACGTGGCACTCTGCCAGCTAGCGGTATGACTATTAACGTGCCATCCTTGGTTACAAGTGCAGGCGGTCAGTCAGGCGTAGCACCTGCAGTAACAGTCGAGCTTGAAGGTGGAGCCGTACAAAATACAGGTATGGTTACAGAGTATCTTTCAGGCACAATATCTAAATACTCAGGTATGAACACTCTTAGCATTGAGCTTTTAGAGCGCTCTGATCCCAACTTTTATTCTGAGCTTACACAGCAACTACAAAATGCTTACTTAAAAACACTAGATACAACAGTAAATGCGGCTCTAGTGACTGCAGGCACCCTTGCTACAACTGCACAGGCTGCGACATCTGCGGGCATTATTGGTTATACCTCTGAAGCCTCACGCCTAGTTTATGAGGCTACTGGTTATTTTGCTAATAACTATATTGCTAATGGATCACAATGGCAGCTACTACTTGGTGCTACCGATTCAACAGGCCGCCCAATTTATTCAGCTTCTAACCCAATGAATAATGCAGGTAATGTAATGGCTAGCTCTATTCGAGGCAACGTATTAGGCCTCGATCTCTACGTAGATAAAAACTTTGCAGCTACTACTACAGTAGATGACTCAGCAATTATCCTTGCACCTGAGGCCTTTACCGTTTATCAATCACCTACTGCGTATATGTCAGTAAATGTAGTATCTAACCTACAGGTACAGGTAGCCATCTATGGCTATATGGCTACTATCGCTAAAATGCCTAAGGGTATTATCCGTTACAACTTTACCTAAACCATAACTAATAGTGAGTAGGGCATATTTAGCCCTTTGCCCTACTCACCCAACGTAAGGAGTACCGACATGGCAGCTACATATGTAACAGCCGCTACGCTTAAAGCTAGCCTCGGTGTCGGTACTCTCTACGATGCTTATACCTGGATTGAGGACACGTGCCAGGCAGCTCAGGATTTAATTAACGGGTTTTTATGGTTTGATGCCGCGCCTGTAGTAGGCACAGCTTTAGTATCTAATGTTGCTACAGTTATGGTAGCCAACCCTGGCATATTTACTACGGGCCAATCTGTAACTATCGCTGGGGCTGGTTCAACTTTTAACGGCACTTATACAATTACTGGCACTATCCCGTTTAGTACAGGCACTAGCAATATATTGCCTGCCTTTAATATGCAGCTTAACTACTGGCAATATCCGCAGGGCTATAGTTTTATCCAATATGCTAAAACTGCAAGCGATCAAAACTTTAGACGTGTACTGCCTTACGGCACCGCTACAGGCGATGATACTAAAACTGCTACTTACGCAAACACCCCAGCTATAAATGCTGCGGCACTTATGTTAGCTGAAAATATATGGACAGCGCGTTTTAGCACACAAAACGGCGGTACTAGCGTAGATGGATATAGCCCTAGCCCGTTTAAGATGTCTAATACTTTAATTGCCTCTATCAGGGGTTTGCTAGCAAATTACTTAAACCCTAGCGCTATGGTCGGATAAATGACCGCCGCCATAACTACCCTGCGTAGCACAATAGCTGCAGCTTTAACTAGCTCTGACTGGGCTACCTCGGCCTATCCTTTAGCTACAGTATTAGCTAACAGCGTGACGGTAGCCCCAGCGGATCCATACATTACCCCTAGCAATAATTCATACTCGACTATATCGCCTATGGCTAATTTTAAGATTATTATGGTGGTGCCTCTATTCGATAACCACGCTAATTTTATAGGCATAGAAAATATGGCGGTAGCAGTATTTAATCTACTAGCTGCAAGCTCTATCGTATTTAATGTAAGCGCGGTATCTGCCCCTAGCGTGTTAGAGGTAGCAAGCGGTAATTTATTAACGGCAGATATTACAATCAACGTACTAACAGAGTGGAGCTAAACAATGTCATTAACCGATGAAGATAAAGCGTTTTTAATTAAGATAGGACAAGAATTACCTACCGAGGTTAAAGAAACCAAACCAAAAGAAACACTAAAAGAAAAGGACGAGGCATAAGCGATGGCTATTTATTTAAGTAATGGAGTGGTGGTTACGCTTAACAGCGTTGCATTATCAGATCACGTACAAAGCGCCACGATTACGCGCACTTTTGACGAGCTTGAGGTAACAGCTATGGGCGATACAGCCCATAAGTTCGTCAAGGGCCTTGAGGCCAGCACTATACAGATAGACTTTTTAAGCGACACTGCAGCGGCTAACGTAAACGCTACGCTACAAGCTGCCTGGGGTACTACGGTACCTCTAACGCTGAAGCAAACTAGCGCGGCAACCTCAGCTACTAACCCGCTATACAGCACTACAGTTTTAGTAAATAACACAACCGATATTAACGGTGCTACCGCCGATATTGCCACGCAATCTATTACTTTTACGTGTAACTCAGTAATAGTAATTACTACTTCATAACCAATTAGACAAGGGGCTAAGACAATGGCAAGACTAAAGATAACAAGGGCTGACGGGTCGGTATCTGAGCATGAGATAACCCCGCGTATTGAGTATGTCTTTGAGCTGCATTATAAAAAAGGCTTTCATAAAGCTTTCAGAGATGATGAGATGCAGACAATGGTTTACTGGTTGTCCTGGGAGTGCATACGATCTAGCGGCGAAACCGTACCTATGTTTGGGGTTGAGTTTTTAGATACATTATCTAAAGTCGAGGTACTAGACGATAACCCTTTGGAGTAGTGGGGCGCGGTTCTTTTGGCTACCTGATCGCTCAGCTAGCCGTTGAAACAGGGATAGCGCCCCAGTACCTCTTAGAGTTAGATAGTGCGATGTTTGCCAATATGTTAGAGGTTATTAAGGATCGAGCTAAGGAGATGCAAAATGCCAGTAGAGGCGTTAAAAGGCGCTACTAAATTGCGTAAAGCCTTATTAAACTTTACTAGTGATTTTGCTTATGAAACTCAGCTAGAGCTAGGTAAAGCTATGGCTCACGTAGCAGCTAAAGGGCGTGGGTATATGCCCTCGAGTATTAACTTATCGGGCTGGCAAGAGGGTACGCAGGGCGGTAAGTGGGCTAGCCGTGCCTGGTCTGCAAGTGAGGCGCGCGATGGTGTCGGATATAGCACTACGCCCTCTAGGCCTAACCGCAAAGGTTTTACTACTTTAGCTAGGATAGTAAACGCCTCAGCGGCGGGTGCGATTTATGAAACTGCAGGGCGTAAAAACCCTGAGGGGCGCAAGCATGGCGGTATGGTTAAAGTAGTTTATCCGCCGCACCCTAATTTTGGTAAAATGACTAGGGCAAAAGGCAAAAATATCAGCGGCAGCAGTAACCCTTTTGCAGGTATGCAGTTTATAGATGCTATGAACGAGCAAGGCTTAATAGTAGATGCTAACTCGCGCACGGGCCAGGGGCGTAGGGGTCGTAAGATGAAAGGCCGCGCTATCTTTAGAGCCTGGAAAGAGGACGGCGGGCGCACTAATGCTGCAGTTAATAAAGCTATTCTGGCCTCACAATCTAAGTTTTATAAAAAGGTAGATAGAATATGAACAATGAAGCCCCTTTAGCGATAAATGTAAAGGCCATATTTACAGGTAAAAAGGCTTTTAAGGAAGCTGAAACCTCTACGGCTAAACTTGTCAAAAGCGCTAAAAAACTAGCCTCATCTTTAGGTATTGCTTTTAGTGTTAAAGCTGTCCTGAATTATGTTAAAGCCTCAGCAATAGCCGCCGCACAAGATCAAAAGTCACAAAGTATTTTAGCTAGTAACCTTAAAAACTTAGGCCTTGCTTATGCAAACGTAGGCAGCGAGGCTTTTATAAAAAATATGGAAACTCAAACCCATATAGCCGATGACCTTTTAAGGCCAGCCTATGCCCAGCTAGCCCAGCAAACGGGATCAATAGCGGTAACTCAAAAGATAATGGCTACTGCCTTTGATACCGCCAATGGCGCGGGTCTTGATTACCAGCAAACAATAGACATATTAACCCAGGCTTACGTAGGTAACCGTAAAGGCCTTAAGCAATTAAATATAGGTTTAGATACGGCCCAGTTAGCGGCTATGAGTTTTGATGAATTACTTACTACTCTTAACTCGCACTTTGCAGGCGCTGGTAAAGCGGCTATTGAGGGTTACGCAGGGCAGATGGCTGCCCTTGATATTGCTATGGGTAACGTGCAAGAAAATCTAGGCGGCGCTCTTTTAGATTCTTTTGCTCATCTTGCAGGTAACGGCGATATAACTAAAGCCACATCTAATATAGAAAAGTTAAGCCAAACTTTAGCCGATTATATTAGATTAGCTACGGGCGCGGTTAATCTTGGTGATTTTTACGATAAATGGACTAATTTAGATGCTAAAGCTGGCAAAATACATAACGGTTTTGGCAATAGGTCTATGACCGTACAGAGTCAAGACACACAAAAAGCCGCAGCCGCAGCCGAGGCTAAAGCTAATTACGATAGGACTAAAGCCGCTAGGGCGCTAGCTAAAGCGCAAGCCGATGCCGCTGCCAAAAAACTAGCTGCAGATAAAAAGGCTGCCGATCTTGCTAAAGCCTCGAGCGCTTTTGATTTAACCAAAATATCTATAGCCGCTGCTCTAAAAGCTACATACGATCAAGATACAAAGCTGCGCCTATTAGCCATGCAAGCTATAGAAAACGACAATGGCGAGGCGGCGTTAGGTTATCTTAACCAGCTCAATATATTGCAAGACTCAGTACAGGCAAACAAACTAGCGGGCATAAAGACAATTAGCCAGGCTTCTTTAGATGCCCTTAATACAACCTTACTTAATGAGTTAGCAGCTATAGATAAAACTAAAATGGCTGAGGCCGATAAAGATATAGCTAAAGATGCAGCGTTTAAAAAATATAACGATGCCATAGTTAAACAGGGCGGCCTTGCTGCAGCTAATGAATATAGCGAGCGTACACAGATAGATTTAACCTCTATTGCTAAACTAGCTGCGGTGGCAGGTTATGGCGCTGCCCTTGCTACCCTTAATACGGTAATGGTAGCTAATGAGTTAGCCATATCTACGACTCAATCGGCCAATGATCTAAAGCGCTACGATGACCTTAAAGATTATATTAAGTTACTGGGCGTAGCCTACGATGCGGCTACTGCCCTAGCTAATGCTAATAAAGATGCAGCGTTAAAAAAACAAATTAAAGATGGATTAGGTTTAGGCGGTATAAACCTACAAAACCCGCGCTCGCACGAGGATAACTATGTAGATGCTTTTACCCCGCCGCCAGTATTGCCTTTTAATTTTGGCAACGGTGCAGATTCTAATTATGACCGTAGCTCTAATGTTATAAACTTTAATGCCCCTGTTTATACAATAGATAGCGCCGAGTTTGCAGCAGCCGTGCAACGGGCATTACAGATAAATAACAGAGCAGGCAATAATACAAATTATGCAGGTGGGTTACCTTAATGGCGGTGCCTACGGTAAATGCTTTTATTAACTTTAGTACGGGGCCAGCCTTTGCTCAAGCGATGATATTAGATCAAGGCATATTAGATACAAACGTACTAGCTGACTCTGTAGCAGTAATTGTAGATGTATCTAGTCAGCTGAATAATATCTCTACTAGCCGAGGCCGCAACGCCCAGGCCGATCAATTCCAAACAGGTAACCTTAGCTTACGTATCGTGGACCAAAATGGAGATTTTAACCCGCAAAACACCGCCAGCCCTTACTATGGCTTACTTACTCCCATGCGTAAAGTACAGATTACAGCTACTTACGGCGCAGTTACTTACCCTATATTTATGGGCTACATAACAAGCTACACGACTACTACCCCTAAAGATGCTGCAGATGTAGTTTATACGACAATAGAGGCCGTAGATGCTTTTAGGTTAGCCCAAAATGCTCAGATAGCTACGGTGCCAGGGGCTACTGCAGGGGATTTAAGCGGCACACGTATTAACCAGCTACTCGATGCTATCGCCTGGCCTACCTCTATGCGGGATATTGATGCAGGTTTAACTACTATGCAGGCTGACCCTGGCACGGCGCGTACCTCACTAGCTGCTATGCAAACAGTAGAAACCAGCGAGTACGGCGCTCTCTATGTAGATGCCTCGGGTAGTTTCGTCTTTCA